TCCCAATTGGGAAGGTGCGCACCTCTCAGAGTCCAGAAGTCCTCATGGTTCCCGTCAATCCACATACAGGGATGGTCAAACTTGCGTCCCCATACGAGATGGCGATCCATCCGGGGCCAGAAGCCAAAATCTCCCAACTGAATCAGAAGGTCAGGTGTGCCATGCTCCGCCACGGCCCGATCATAAAGCTCCCCGGCAGAGGTCCAGCGGCCATGAATGTCACCGAGTATCAAGGTCTTCATTTCAATTCCTTTTTAGGCGTTAAAAAGCCCTCTCACTACTATGGTTGAGTGAGAGGGCTTTTTGTTGTCAAGCTCTTTTTGACTTAGACGCTTGACGAAATCGTGAAGCGGATGTCAATGAAGAGAAGAGGGAAGATTGGAGCGTAGAACGCTTCAACATTCAACAGCGTGGGGTCGTTAGGGTCTGGCGTAGCAGATACTCCACGGAAGGCCGTGATGATCTGGTTCTCGACCAGTGAGTTGAGCAAGCCCGTGAGAGCGAGTTCAACATCCTGAGCGCGTCCCTGGAGGAACTTCAACCCGATGAAGCGGTCAAGTGTTGCGCGCGCCTGACGTTGCACGAAATCCTTGATGGCGATCACGGAAGGCGTTGAAGTAAGGACATTCGCCACGTTCGTGGTGAGCCCTTGACGTACACGGAGGAACGGTGTAGCATCTTCCAGTACCGTAACACCAGAGACTGCCAGATTGTTCGCTTCAATCTCGTCAAGAGACCTGTTCAAACGGTCGAACCCTGCAAGACGCTGACGCGTCATGGGAGTTGCCACGTCGGAGGCGGGGCTTACTGAGACACCTGCGAGAGCAGAAGCCAGGAAGGTGCCGTCGACAATGAACTGTGTGCTTCTACCAAGCTCATCCTGAACTGAGAGGATAGCCGAGTCTGGGTATACCAGTACGGCACGCTCTGAGTTCAACCCTCTGGCCAGTGCCTGAGCATCCGAGGGGCGAGTTCCCGAAGCCGTTCCGAAGAAGGCTCGAAGCTCGTTACGGAAGCGAGGTGAGGACTGAACCTCTGCGAACTTGACAATCTCACCGAACACGGTCGGGTTGGTTGTCAGAGGCACGATGAGGTCAGGGCGAAGGCCACCTGCAAGAGGACGGCGAAGGTCATCCAAGGCGGTGAGGAATCCTGCGGAGGAAGCCTGCAATGACCCTGCGTCCCTTGGAACCTGACGGGCTGCTACGACACTTGCTCCGTTAAGCAGCGCAAGGTACGCCGCCAGAGTCAAGGGGTTGTCGGGGCTCAATCCACCGTAGTTAAGCTCAACCTCACGGAAGCGCGTAAAGAACTGAGTGGAGAAGTCATCCTTGGCGTAGTCATAGGTGATGTAGTAGTAATCACCGATCCCAGGCTCGTCACCGCTCTTGTCGTACGTCTGTACCAACGCCGTATCGCCCGTTGTGATGTCCACGAGGGATGTCACGATGAGGTCAACTCCGGGGAGAGACTTATTGACAATGCTGCTACCGGTAAGCATCTGCTCTTCAGAGAGGAGCGTGAACTCTTGCCCTACGGTGTACGCCCCATCTTCTGCGGCCAGTACGGTGAACCTGAGCCCGGTCACTGCGTCGGTGTAGGTCTGGCCTACAACGCCCGTTCCCGTGCTTCCTTGAGCAACGCTAGAAGCAACGGAGTACCCGTCAATTCCATCGGTGCCCTGTGCCGTATCTCCGACTTCGATACCTAACCCTGTGTCATTCAACGCAGAGTTGGCAACGGAAGCGAAAGTGAGGCTCGTGTCAACGCCCGTGTTAAAGGACTTGACAGTCAGGTACGTCCCGGCTCCGGTGACTACGGTAGTCCCGGCGTAGAAGGCGTTCAGGAACTCCCCTGCCACTGCCAGTACGGCAAGGTCAAGGTCGGTCTCGTCAGCCCAAGCCGATGTGTTGTTATTCAAGACAGTTACGAGGTCGGCTGCTACAGGCTGAACCTGTGAAGCAAGGTCACCCTCCGAGAACTTGAGGTAGAGGTTCGAAGCTCCGTCTCCAATCTCCACAGCGGACGTAGAGTCCACCGCGAGAGATGTGATGCGGATTTGCTCCGTTCCTGCCTCTTGTGTCACTTCAGCAACGTTGGCGCCAGCCGCTCCGATTACGGCATCAATCGCCGTAACGATATCTCCCACGGAAGCTACTGTGTCGAAGTCGGTGCCTGCAACGGTGTACTGTACGCCGTCAATGCTAACCACGAAATCTTCTTCGGCAACTTCGAGGTTAGTGATGTCAGTAGCTGACATCCCCGAATCGCTCAAGAGAGACGCACCACGGTTGACTGCGCCCAGTGTACCCACAGCCGAATCAAAGGCTTTGAAGCCAAGCAATTCGTTAGCGGTCCCCGAAAGAACGCGCAAGAGAGACACGGACGAAGGCGTTGTAGGAGTCACACGGCTACGCAACAGAAGGTACTCTTTGTCGGTCCCTTCCCAGGTACGTGCGACACGTACGTTGGTAAGAGTTGTTCCTACGGTGAGTCCCAAAGTATCCTCAATATCGGAAGCGCCGCCTGCATTCGAAATCAGGATAGATTCAGAGGCTTCAATAGTAACCGTGCCGTCAACGTTCGCGATTACTTGGAAGTCATTTGCAGGGTCCGTGAGAGGCCCGCCTGTGAGAGTTCCCGAATCCGTCTCAATGGCCGTCTGTAGCGCTGCCGCCACATCCGCAGCCGAGTCTGCCGCCGTTCCAATAGGAAGCGTTCCGGTGACGTTGGTGCCGTTGATGGTGACATCATAATCACTGGCAACGGAGAGGTCAAACGTCTCAGCCAGTGTTCCTGTGAAGGAAGCTCCCGTAGGAACTGCACGCCACAGGTACTCAGCGACTTGAGCGATCGTATAAGCCCCTGCGGGAAGTGTGACCTCGTAGTTAGCCTCATCAAGAGTGAGAGCGAACACATCGTTCTCACCAGACACTACAGTGAACGTGGAAGCAGGCTCGAAGCCTTCGCTTACCAACACTGCGAATCCAGCCTGTCCCAGATCAACCGTCACGGCATCCGAAGCCAAGCCTCGTGCGCCATCGTTAAGCACAACCGCCAAGTCCGAAGAGGTCCCGTCGAAGATATCGTAAGGACCAGGGTTGGAGTTTGTGACCGTAGCGGCCTCTCCGCCTACGGAAGCGAACGTTACCGTGATGGTCTCATTGAGGCCATCAGCGCCTTCGTAAAACGCATCAGGGTTACTCTGTACGCCGCCAGGGAAGTTGATTGAATCAACTGCCGTTGACGTTCCAAAGCGAACGTTGTACAGGTTCTTACCACGAAGCGTGGAGTTGGCCGTGAAGCGGCCCGAAGCCGTCCTTACGAGGGTATAGGTGTCATCCTGCAAGCGAGGGTAGTAGTACGTAGCGTACACCACATCACCAGCGGGGATAGGCTCCCTCAAAGACACGCGACGTGTAGTGGGGTCCACTGACGTGACCACACGAGCACCTGCCGCAATCGCAGCCTGCAAAGAGCTACCGTGGTACACCTCGACAAGAGAAGGGTCTCTAGTAGGCGTGTCACGACCGTCACCCGTTACGGGAACGTTGCCCAGTACCACAACGGTCTCGGAAGGGCGAGGAGGGGTTACAGCGGTGTCCTGAAGACGCTCGACGGGCTCAAGATAAATCCTGGCATCCGTGAGAGTCGTCGTGACCTGGGTATCGTCAAACACGGTCGCACCCGGCGTCGAACGCCCTGGGGAGATCGTCGAGGCAGAACCCCAAAGAACACGGTCATCCAAGATGATGTAATCAAGACCCTGGATATAATCGTTACGGCCTGGGGCATTGCCCAGACGGCCAACAGACACGACGCCTTCATTGGGAAGGTAGTCGAAGGTGTTCTGGAACGTGTTGAAGTGGTACGTGATTTGCACTGTCGAGTTCACCAGAGGCGGCTCGGTCAGTGTAACCGTACGATTCGCACCGTCAAGGCTTGCTGCAATAACAACGTTTCCGTTCACACGAACCGTGATGTCATTGACGTTGGTAGAGGTAAGCCCACCGTTAGAGCCGGCGACAACGGGTCCGTTGTATACAATGAAAGACGCGTTACGTGCAGAGCGCTCACCCGAGAGGAAGCCCAGCAAGGTGTTCGCAGACCCATCACCGACGAGCAGAGATCCTTCGGCGGAAAGCTGCAAGCGAGACTGTCCCTGGTTATCCAGATCAGCGGAGGCCGTCAACCCTTCGACTTGCGCCGAGTTGATGTCAATCGCCAAATTGGCCGCTGAGAAGGTTCCAGCCGACAGAGGGATAGAGGCAACGGCCCCGTCCACTGTGAGCGTCAGAACGTCATTTTGGCCCCCTACCACGACGTAAGCGCCGGGGACAGAAGCCTTGAGGACAGCCGAGTCCGCTGTAACCTGTTCGGAGACGTCATCTGTGATGAGCGTATCCGTACGGTTGAAGGAGTACGTTACACGCACTTCGGCTCCAACAGGAGGGGGAAGCTGTAGCTGAACGATTCCGGTAGAACCTTCTACGCGTCCGACGACAACGGGAACGCCGTCAACGGAGACCTGTACGTCCTGGGGACGATTTGAGGTCAGGCCCTGCCCGTCTCCCACCACAATGGGGAAGTTCTGAACACGCAAGAGGCTAGAAGCCCCGTCTGCGGCGCCCAAGATAGGGTTGGAAGGGTTGGTGTTATCCAGAACGAAGCGTGTGCCCGCGTCCTCGTTAACGATTTGCTGGTCGACTGACGACGATGAACCCCTAATAAGCTCAAGGTCTGTCGCCGTAAGCGTCTCCTGCCCAACCCCCAAGAATACAGGAATTTGAATCCCCGCTGGTGGTCCAGACAGAGAGTTAGCTACCTGTGTTGTCGTGGTGACACCAGGGGGAGTGTAAGATTGAAAGGGTCCATTTGCCATGTTGTGCCTCTTTGGTCAGAGCCGGTGATCAAACCAACGCCGGGTTCGCTTCACGTAGCTATCAAATCTTTATCGAAGTTCTACTTTTTAGAGGACTGCTTCTTCTTAAACTTTTCATAAGGGTCTGAGTCCAAATACTTGCTCTGACCTCTCTCCTCACGAGACTTCGTATGTTCCGTATACGCCTCTTGGTACTCTACGTGTAACTCTTGAATCCGAGGCAATTCGCTTTCAGGTACAGGCTGATATTCACCCGTGTGAGGGTTCTTCGTCAGGGGTACCGGAGTATCCCCGCCCACTTGGTGTTGAATCGCACGCTTGCGCGCGTTCCTGTCTTTGATGGCTTCCCATCGTACCTCGGCGTCGCGCCCTACGGTTTTGTCTATGCTTCGGTCCAGGCTGTCCACGCCTGTGTTGCCTGGAGTCTGACCGCTACCAAATTTAAAACCAAAACCTGAAAGTTTTTTGGTAGCCTCCCCTTTACAAGAAGGGCATGGCATGGTATCCTCATCTTTGGTGCGTATCAGCTTCTCGAATAGAAGGCTGCAATCAGGACACTGGAATTCATACATCGGCATCTCAAACCTCCAAGCTTTGACAGGAGACAGACTCCTACCTTCTAGATAACATTAAAAGACAATGGCAAATACCATGAAACCTAAAACAGAAATCGCACTTAGCCCTTACGTCCAAGAGTATTGGAGACAAAAGGGCTACTGCGTTCATGGCGAGGTTGCGGTATTCAAAGCCACGACGTTCGTTGATCACGTCGCTCACACTGGCCCCTGTCACTGTCCAGACCATGTGGTCGGTATCGAAATGAAGAAGGGTGCAGGCAAGAGCCTTAGACGCCAGATAAGCAAGCTGGACCGCAAACATCTCGCAGATGAGATATGGGGCGTGGTCATAGCCTCTCCGAATGAGGAGACTTTACACCAGTGGGAAGACCTGGGACGATGGATCAGACCCGGACTCTTGGTCTGGGAAGACGGGAAGCTCGTTGAAGTCCAAGACTCCCAGATCAGTAAAGAGTACAAACGTAAGCTTCGTAAAGAGCGCCTGCTACTCGTCGCGGAGAACCGTGACATCCTGGCAGGGTATCCCGCATCCCATGAGGACAGCGTGTATGTCACCCACTGGAAGCGTGTACGTACGGCTGCCAAAGACTTCGTGATGTCCCACGACGATCCGTTCGTGGTAGACGATCTCAATGACACAGCCCCGCCTGAACTGAGCCTGTACAAAAACCCTACGGCCACGCTCACCAAAGCACTCAAAGAGCTTGAAGAGCACGAACGTATTGTGAGGCAGATAGGAAAGGAAGGGGGGAAGCCCCTGTTCCAGAGGGACAAGGCAGAAGAGGACGACCTCTTGGACCAGAGGTTCCTTGACCTCTTCGAGTTTTAACTGATAGACTCAAAGTCGCTGTTGCGTCCCTTGATATACATCTTACCTACCTTCTCCAAGTTGAGTTGGTCCGCTGTGAGAGGACGCATCAGGTTGCTCTCGGGAGCATTGCCTGTCCCGGCAGCCTCGGCGCGCGCGCGGAATGAGGTGGGGACGATCCGTTCAATCATCAATGGCTTGGGAACATGAATAGCCCAGTCGGTCTGGAACGTCAACGAAATCGAAGAGTTGAAGTAGTAGTCACCCGATGTATCATCGTAGGTCTCTTCAACCTCACCCCCGAACGAAATATCCATAAGCTCAAGCCCTTCCTCTGTCAACGCCTCTTTACGAATAGCAAAGAAGTACATCAGGAGAAGGTCCGAAAGCTCCTCTCGGGTCATGGGATCACGAGCGATGATGTCAAGTTCAATCGAAATCTCCCACCTGCCGCCGTATTCACTGGCAGCCTGCACCCTGGAGTCGTGTACCACCACGGCTTGTTTGTCTCCGTCCCGAAGCTGCTTACCAAAGGCAAGAACCACGCCAGGGATCGCCTTGTTATTGGACCGGTCCCGATTGAGCCCAAAAGGCCCCACTGAATTGGTGGGGTATTTGTAATCAGCCTCAACTCGCGTGCCTGGGGAGAGGGGTTGCATCAGGGTCACGACACCCTGGGTAGGGTCAACCGTATAGTCTCCCGCCTCAACGGCCTCTACAGAGAGTTCTCCAGCCCCAAACGAAGCTTGCAGCCTTGCCGCGAGAACATCAGGGTCAATCTTACCCTGGTATATTTCAAAGTCAACTGTCGTCCCGTTCACCGTGATAGGGATCGTAGCAGGCTTGACGGCGTACTCTGGGAAGAGGAACCCCGTAAGCGTGGGAGAGACAAAGCCCTCAGTCAAACCAAGGGTCGCGTTGGCCGTCGACAAAAGGTCTGAAGCTATGTCCAGGGAATTAGAAGCCCGAATCAAGACAGTCCCGGCATCAGTCGCCTCCACACCCAGATCCTGTGCAGGCACTCCGCTTTGATATAGACCGTTTCGCAGGTCTGTAGCTACCTGCGACGCGGTACGCAACCCTGGCGTCAAGGTCACCGAGATGTTCAACCCGTCTAAGGTGAATTCTACCACGTCATTACTACCGGCTTGGATGCTATAGGGCTCCACATTAGCCGTCTCCGCTACAGGAGTGACCCGACCATAGGGTAACCCTAAATCAACCTCCGACTCGCTCTCACGACCTATAAACAAGCTCTCGCTCGCCGTGAGCACCAAAGAGGTTCCTGTTTCGAGGTACGATCCGTCTGCCAACAGTCGGAATGACCCAGGAACGAAGGGGACATTCATCACGGTAGCTGTGGTCTCCACTCCCGTAGACAAGAGAAGCGGCTCACGCCGTGCCGAAATCAAAGGGTCTACGTAGAAGTAAAAAGGGTAGTCCCCTTCATTGGTCAGCACATCAGTAAACTCGGCAGGCGTCAAGGTGTTCTCTAGCCGTGCCTTGTCATAAATCTCAATGTAATAGACGCCTGGGAGCGAAGGGAAGTTACCTCCCGTTTGCTGGAGCAATAGAGTGTCCTCTTTAACCCACTCCAGTGCGAGCCCCTGTTGGTTCTCAAGACCTGCGAGCATGACGTAAGAGGTCACGGTCCCTTGGAAGTTGTCAGCGCTCAGACGCATAGGGTTGGCGCTTGCGTTCGTGACGACGATTCCTTTCTGCGGCCTGTTTTCAAACGAATACTTGTGATTGATGTACTCGATGATATCTTGGTGCTGTGGGAAATAGTACCGGAAGCAATCTTTGAGTTCAAGCAAAACTTTACGTTTAAGCGCGCCCATTAGATAGTAATACATAGCTGACCTCTTTATTGATGTACACATCAACCCGATAAACAAAAGAAAAGAGCGCCTATCCTACTTAGAAGGATAGGCGCTCTTGTGCGCTGTGGTCTGTTTAGTGACCTAACTCTAGTCTATCAGACGAAGGGAGCGGTAACTTCAGCAAGAATAGCCTTGGCTACGGCCTGAGCGGGAAGGTGCCCTGGGAGCTTGAGCTTGAAGCCACGCCCTTCCCCAATACCGTCACACATGACGTGCAGTACCTTACCATCATACCTCATGCGGACATCCGCAAGGTACTGGGACTTGTCCTTGATCACGCCAAAGACGTGATCTCCATACTCTTCACCCATTTTGGTGATACGGAGCGTGGCGCGTGGGAGCTTACCGATCATCCCTGCCATCATCTGAACGATCTCACGAAGGCGTCCTTCAATAGCCCCTTCCAAAGACGACGCGGCTACAGCCGCTTCGACGTGACGTTCAGACGCGATCTTATCCAACACAGGAGTAAGGTGAGGGCGAAGTTCGGGGGAAGTCTCCCCCAACTTGATGAGTTCTGCTTTAATATCCATTGAGGAATCCTTTGAGGGGGGAAGACGAGCTACGTCGTTGTTCTTGACGACGTTTAATCTCTTGTAGCTGTTGACGCAAATCTTGCCTGGAGTGATTAGGACTCGCAGGGCGTTCGGGGGGTGCTTTCTGAACAGGTTTTAAGGCATTCAGTACGTTGTACAGGTCCCTAATAGCAGACTTCTTACGAGGAGCTAGGGTGGTGAGATTCCAATAGAGAACGTTTAAATTCTCCATTAGGTCTTTAACACTCTTTTCAGAGACTTTACCCGCTCTCCAACCCATCATATCGCGGCCCATAACCATAGAGGCTACAGAATTGATTTGTTGGATTATTTGAGGGGTGAATTCATACTTGAACATCCTTGGTCTCCTAAACAAAAAGAACCGAGGACGTAAGGCCCTCAGTTCCACCTGCGTACTAAAAGATCCTCAAAATTACTCGTCCACGTACTCCTGCATAGCCTGAATCAGAAGCCCTTGAGCAACTGCCGTCATGGGGTCGTCTGCGTGGCGGATCTCGCTCACCTCAATGGGGAAGCGCTTCCTCTTCTTCTCGAAGACCTCCGTGAACAGTTCAAGGAAGCCGTTAGCAAGGGACGTGCCGCCCGAGATCACGATAGGGATCGCTTCTTTGAGTTCAACGTTACCCTTGGAGGATTTGAACTTCTTGGCGATCTTGTCAATCGCGTAAGAGATCAGGACGCGGTAATAGGTCACCAGAGCCTCACGCTCACGCTGGTGCTTCTCGGGACCTTCAGAGGGGTCCATGAGGTTGATCCCGCCCTCTTTGATCATGCACATCTTGGAAGAGGTGGCGCCAACAGCTTGTGCTGAAGACCCATCAATCCAATCGCCTCCACGCTGCACCGAGAACTCAAGGTCCTCGATAGAGATTGTCTTGTAAGACATGGCCACGTTGGTCATCCCTGAACCAAAGCTAATGCCAATGCCCGAGAACATCGTGTCTGCGCACTCCGCGTAAATAATCGCCAGGGCTTCGTTGCCCGACACGGCGTCATACCCAAGGTCTCCCAGGATACGCTCGAACACAGCCTCGTGGTAAAGTACATCCTGTTCGGGATTGTCCAGAGGCGCGGCAGGGATTGAGAAGTAACACACCTCGCCATCTTCAAGGGGTGGGCCGACCACGTTCTCGATAAGGATCGCCAAGACCTCCATAGCGTCAATCTCAGAACTGGAGATGATCCCCTTCGACAGAGGACGCCGAACCTCCTTACCGAAGATGTTCGCCGTCTCAATGGCCATATCGCCCAGAATCAACAGACGGTCCTCTTGCTCAATGTAAGATACGTCCGCCGCCATCTTGAGCATCTTCTTGGCGTCAGGGTCAAGGTCAAGGAAGCAATCCCTCTGCCTCTTGGTATGGACCTTGCTACCTACCTTTCGGGCTGACACAAGGTTCATGGTGCCCACGTCCAGTCCCACACCCAACTCGGGCTCTACCGGAGTCTTCTTACGGCGAACAGCCTTCTTGGTAGGGGTCTTCGTCTCTTCGTCTTCTTTTACAGTATCGTCGCTCATGTCTACCTCTTATTTGGGAGTGGCGATGTGAAGTGCAAACGCTTCGGGCATCACTCTTCTTTCTTTTTCCTCGGACGGCGCTTCTTGCTGCCACCCTTTCCTATAGACGCTAACGCTTCGGAGGCGGCGTCCATTTTGTCGCTCGCATCTTTTGTTTCCTCTTGTACCGACGTCGACTCCGAGACAACAGTGGTGTCGCTCCTGATCTTGGACGGGAGGAAGATCACGGGCTCCTCTTCGTCCCAATCGTCCGCCTCACGCTCTCGGTCAGGCTGCGAGGGGTCGTGTGCAGGTCTGGGCCTTCCAGCCCGCGTGGGAGCCTGCAAGGGGCCTTGTGTGACCATCCCGTCTATCTTGCTCACCAGTTCACGTTGAGAAGAGGTCAGATCCGCCAGGGTTTCCATAAGGGCGCGGTTCATAGCCTTCAGGTCTTCGACTTCCTGGGAGGCCGGGGGTGATGGAGGCAGGCGAGGGGGTAGGGGCTTCTTGGGGGCTTTCTTGACCCGTACCGGAGCGGCTACGGGAGGCTTACGCGCCTGCGGAGGCAACGGAGCGGGACGGTGCTCTCGTTGACCGATTTTGACCACCGAGTTGTTTTTGATTGAGAACATCAGATCGCGGGACCAACCGGCCCTCTGGAGTGGGATAGACACTTCCTCCCCAAACGCGATGTTGAGCCCCAGATCAATAATCTGGTGACCTCCCTTGACGTTACCTTTTATCACGATAAATTGCATACTTCCTCCAGACTAAAAACCCCCGACCACCAAGATAAGGTGTCGGGGGTGGTATTATCTTCCCGTGTAATACGGTTTAATCCTTCAAGGCTTGCTTGAGCAATTCCTTGTAGGTCTTTAAAAGCTCTTCCTTTACAGCCTTTACAGCGGCATCCTGACCTCGTTCCATGAAATGTTTACCCGAGATACCTGGGTGTTTCCATGAACCATCGGACAGGCTCTGTGATGAGGCCGTCCTGTATATCAACTCACCCGTCTCCGTTATGATAGGAATAGGCTTCTTGGCATCTTCAAGGTAGGACATGCTATGCGGCTTGACCCCTTTATTTAGATACATTGCCGCAGGGTGGTCAGACGTGACCTTGAGCGCTCCGTTCTTGACCTCATAACTGAATGAGTTCAAGAGACGGCTTGGGGTCCGGTTCCAAGACGATCTCCGCACCTCTTTTTGAAAGGCTTTGATGGCAACTGAACCCAGCCTTTCCAGGGTGTCCTCGGTCGCCTTGCGGATATCTCGGTCAGTGGGAACATCACCGTTGGTTTTCCCCTTGGTTTTCATCTCAGATCAGGTCCATTTTTTTGGCGATCTCGTTGATCGCAGAACGGATGTGAGGATAAACCTCGGGGTCGTCAAGGTCCATATCAAGACCCTCTTGGTCAAGAACTCCCTCAAGGTAAGCCTCGGCATCCGTGAAAAACTTCTCGGGGGCATCTGTAATGCCCATCGAACGGGAGAGGACTTCTCCCATCATCTTGTGCAGGGGTGTTGAGGCTTTGAACGCCGTCTTTGTAGGGAGGGCATCACTGTAGTAGCTAAGAAAGACGCGACGTGCGACTTTTCGGGCAATCTTGGTACGTTCAGACATGGTATATCTCTATGTAAGGGGGTCTAAGTTCCATCACCTTCGCCTTCTATCAAAGAATTCTCAAGAAGGTTCCAGTCAAGCGTTAGTTCGGGGTCTTTTGTCATGTAATCCAATAACCAACTGTCATCCCCCGACTCGGTGCGAAGATCGTGTAGCCATCTCCGCCTGAGCACGACCGTCAACACGGCCTGCGTCATCGGCTCAGCAGTACAACGGGCAACCTCTCCCGCAGGAGATACAGAGTAAACCGCTGCATCGACCGAGGTATGAAGATACAAGTCTTCCATTGTAAAGGTTTGAAGCCTCCTCTTTACACGGTTAGTGTATTCGGAGTCAACAGCTAAGAAAGAGCCGACACGCTTCGACATACCTTACGCCTTGTGATTGATGTTTTCGTAGGTGGGAGTCCTGCCACGCTCCTCAATAGAGTCGGGGACCTTCTCATCCTCAGTGATTTGAGGGTAATTGGTCTCGTCTTGAGGGTCGTCCCAATCCATTGTACGGGTTTCAGGATACGTCAACCCTGCCACGCCTGTAACAGGGACCTCATAGATGATGTCGTTCTCATCCCTCACGTCAATCGTGAACTCCTGTTGCAGAACATTGCCTCGGTTAGAGAACATGGTCACAGGGCCTATCGAATACCGGTCGTTGTTCTGCTTGACAATGAAATCGCGTTGCGATAGCATTGGAGTGGGTCCCGTCCACACCTGTTGGACTTGCTCAAGATTGAACCCGTACTGGTCGAAGTTGATACGCTTCTCGGAGTCGGGAGGTGATATCTTGATCTCAAAGGGGCCTTCATAGCCGCCAACTATACCTGTGCCGTAACAATTATGTACCACAACCCCCTGTACAACATAAGTGTGGTTAGCCGCTACCGTAAGGTTATAAACAGGGCCTTCATAGGGAATGCGCTCCACTTCACTAACACGTGAAAGTAACGCTTCTTCTTTGAAGTCCCAGCGACCTTTTCGGTTGTGGTGGTGAAAGTCATCGGATTCCCAAGACACACAATACGCTGTAGCCCTCATGTTTCCTGAAGGTTCAATAGGAACCTGAGAGATTTGGCGACGAAGCAAGGGCTGCTTGCCCAAGCGATGAAGGATCTCGGAGACCTGAAGGGCTAGGACTTCAGACGTTTGAGTAATCTCAAGTCCCCCCTTCCAACCATCACCGTCGTAAATTCCCTCAAGAAGGTACTGCAACTTATCGCTAGGAAGTGACAGCAACTCTTCAGGAATAGACTTCACATAACACGTCTTGCCCAGCCACTCCGGCCACCACTCTGCCAAAGTGCTGCTGTGTACCGCAACAACAATTCCAAGACTATTTTGGATAGCATAAACACTGACGTTAAAGCCTTGAGAAGTGAAGTAGCCTTTCAACCTATCTACAAAATTAGTTTCATCTTGATGTAACGCAAAGGTGATAGATCTATTGGAAGCACTTCCTTCCGCAAGATATAGACCAATCACCCATAAGAAGTCAGACGTCACTTCATAAGAAGACGGTCCTTTTCGTGCCGGACCAAAGTCCGAAGTTCCCCGGTATTCTGAAGGTACTTCTATGGTGTCCACGTCAGACTCTTGAGAAGGCCATCCGGCCACTACCCAGTCCCCGTCTTCCAAATTCGCGGCCTCATCCCACGCGAGGTAATGTCCGGGGGCATATATATCACGGTATAAGTCAATGGCGTGCTTCGCTTCCGACTCACTGGAGAACGTACCCAGAACTTTCCTGCCTTTTCCTCGGGACCCTCTCATCTGAGACCTAGCGTGCCAATTTCCGCTAGGCAACTGACGGACATCATATCGGCCCATCAAACCGTCTCCATTTTCAATGTAGGGAACACACATAGCACCCGGACCACACTTAGAGGTAGAAAGGCTATGAAGACCTCGCACCGTGTAGAAAGGGTGATCAGGTGTAGCGAGAATTTTAGAGGCAGATATAGACGTGCGTAGCTCTACCAAATTTCCCGAAAAAGGCGTCTCCATCGTAGCCAGTACCTCTTGGTACGTGCCATCATGAGTTAGAACCCGCTCCCCGATTTGAATATCTTCGATAGGGACATATCCCCTCTCCGCGCGAACCAAGGTCCCTGGGGGAAAGCATGTGTGACAATCATTGCGAGCCTGATTGTACTCGTCATCAACGCACTGGACACACTTCTCGCCGTTCCACTTGCGGATGAATACCTTGACACGCTCCCCGCCCTGGTCCAGAATCCAAGAGTTCCGGCGAATAGCCTCCCTCCAGATATAGTCAAGGTTCTCAATGTGGTCAACGCTCTTGGCGTCTGTCCACTCAAGAGGTGTCTCTCTTAGCTCGCCGTCCCATTCATCCCTGGTAGCTACTGTGGTGATGCGGTAGAACATCTTCCTGCCGAGTTGATTCTCAACCAAGTTGGTGTTGTAGCGGTACGTGCAGGTCACCACAGAATCGGGGCGGGGGAGGATAGGGTCTATCAGCGCGTTCGTGGCGACGTCATAGAACTGGTCTGTGCGTAGCTCAATCTCACCTGTGTTTCCAAACACACGCAAGGGTACAACCTCGACACCATCAATGACGACGGTGACGTCCGTTGGATACTCCGCAGGCACGGCTTCGGATTCAGGCTTGACTATAGGGTAGTTTTGTGTTCGGAAGATGTATCGTCCCGACTCATCGTCCAGATCGCCCGATGCGAGGAACGCATTCGTCACGTCTTCCTCGACGACTAGATCGTTGAGGGTTTCATCACGATAGAACGTGGCGCCCAAGGGGACGGCGTTCAGACGCTCATAAGGACCTAACTCGGAGTCATACGCGCGATAGATGTTCACGCCCAGCACGTTGAACGCAGCGTTGCCACAGAGGATACCTGGGTCATCCCAATACAGGTCAAAGGCGTTAAGGTCTGCCGAGAACCCGTAGAGGACGTTGAAGTTCAACGGTTGTACAGGATGCGTGGGGTTGGACCTTTCTTTTACTGTAGTCTTTCTGTCTCTTGGTCCTGCACCCATAGCTCATACCTCGAAGGGGTCGTCGTTACCTGTCAGATCGTTCATGACGCGGTGCATGAACATGGCGTTGTCTTCATCGGAACTCTTGGGCCATCCCATAATGGTGGACCCGACTTCAAGAATGATTGAGTCGGGGATCTTGCTCAAAATCACATGCTGGTCTTCCAAGTCTTCTGGCCACGTGAAGAATTTGGGTACCGTCGAGTCTTTTTTAGTCACCTTGAAGAGCATGGTGCGTGCGCAGAACACGGCTAATGCGAGTTCAAGGATCGTATCAACTTTCTGATACTGCGCCCTGAATGCTTCTTGCTGCGTGCCCGTCAAGGGGAGATAGTAGAACGATAGCCCTTTCTCTTCGGAGGGGATACACTCAAATAGAGTTCGCTGTGTCCAAGACATAAAATACCTCGTGATCTGAAATCCAGGGGAAATCCCTGCATAGATCACGAGGTATTAGAAGACTAACGAGGTTGACTTGCAGGTCGGGAGACGGTAGGGTCTCCCCCCACCACTGTAATGAGGTTCCTATGAAGACCCGTGAAGATATCCGTGCTCACCTGAAGACCCTCCCTATCCCACTCAAACCCTACTCCGAAGTTGATCTTGATCATGACTGTGTAGACATGAAGGGTTCCGGTTGGATGTTCGACGTCATGTACAAGACTGAGAGTATCCTATGGGGACGCTGGGCCTATTGGGTCTACGCGTGGGCTGACATGAAGCCTCCCCAGGACCCAATCCCCCAAATAGAGTTCGAAGAGTCACCCCACCCTTCCGTCCTCAAGATGCTCGACCATACCCTTGAGTGCGCCCTCCAAGGCAAGGTCCACCGCTACAGGGCTATGGAGTGGCTTGTAGATTGGATCAGGTGGTCCTTGGGAGGGTTGGCAGATAAGCCCGAGAATCCCATTGACGACCTTCCTTGCGACGTGATCGCTTATCAAGTGTTCAATCTTGATCCCATGCTGCTTTACCCTTATGATTACTTCGGCCACTGGTACGCCGAAGCTGGCCACGGCAAGAACGGGGCAGCCTTTTACCCCACTCCTATGGGCGTCACGTCGTTGATGGAGCAGATGGTATTTCAGGGAGAGGTCAACCCTCACGCCAAAACAATGGACCCTGCCGTAGGCACGGGCCGTACCCTTCTAGCCGCCAGCAACAAATCCCTACGGCTCTACGGTCAGGACATTGACGCGCGAGTGCTGGCTTGCCTGGAGGTCAATTTCGCTCTCTACGCGCCTTGGGGCTTCCGACCCTTACCCGATAGCGTGTGGGAGCCTCAAGAGGCTACAGACG